AGACTGGTTGAATACAGAGGACGAAGTTACGAGATAGCAGACATATCCTGCGGACCAGGGCAATCAGGCTCACCAGAAGTAAGTATTTCAATTTGCAGTCGTGCCGTACAGCAGATGAAAAGAGACAAAAAACGTGGTTCTGTTAAAGGCAACTCAGGGTATGATTACGCTAGAAATGCTGCAATAAAATACAACCTTGGATTCGTAGGTCAAAAAACAGCTAAAACTAAATCTCAATTTAATGCAAAAAGCGGAGACCAAGAAGAATCTGTTTGGAATGTTTTAAACAGAACAGCAGGCTCAAATCAATACGTCTGTTTTGAAGTTGACGGCATACTTTTTTATGCACAACACGAATATTTAATGTGGAGATTTGGGCTCATAGAAGCGCTTGTGCGTAGCGGCGGAAAGTCCCTCATAAGAAAATACACACCGTTGCTGCATCTTCCAGGAAACGACGGACCTGTGTCGCAATTTGAATTAGAAAAAGCTGGTATAGCAGAACAAACTGGAATTAAATATTCTCGTCATTTGGTTGACAGATTTGGTTTCAGGCTAGAAACATGGCCGCAATTTGAAACGTCAGACAACGACCCTCTAGCCGCTACGGGCTCATGCCGTGTACAGATGCCCAATGGTGGACAATTACGTCCTGGGCATACAGTTATAGTGGGACCTAAACCTGATTATTTTTTTGGCGCGTATTTGATTACATCTGTTTCGTTCACGGAAGGTTCTCCAGAGTCTGCACAGGTTTCTTTCCGTACACCATTAGAGCCACTTACTCAAAAAGGAAAACCCATAACGAGCTTGGCGGCAACTTCGCCAGTGTCTTTGGGACAGAGAAGCATAGGAATTTTATAAATGATTAATGACCCTCTATCTAGATTTACAAATTCATCTCGAGGCTCAAGCGGAGCCCCTTTTCGGGCTGGGGTTCATATTGCAAGAGTGTCAAGAGTTGCTGCCAATGGGAAGCTTTTTGTAGTTATTCCGACGGTAAATCCAACCCAAACAATAGGACCGTGTTCTGTTTTTACGGAATCGGAAATTGAGGCTGGAGACAGGGTCCTTGTTGCATTTTTGGATTCAAAGCTGGACGATGTCGTTGTGGTGGCAAAACAGACTGCCTAGATGGGCAAACTGTTATAAAATGAATGTTGGTAGGTAACATATGGACACTCTAAAATTTCCATTATCATTTAGCAGGGGTCGTGCTGTTGTCGTGCCCGAAAATACGGATGAGTACAAATCTCAGGCTGTAGCGATATTGGTTAGAACTAATATTGGCGAAATGCCGATGGAGCCAACATTTGGAATTACCGACCCAAGTTTCAATGTTTTTTTCAATTCTGAATTTTTGAGAAATATGAACACTTTTTGGCCAGACATAAAAATTTCTGATGTTTCTGTTGACGCTCGCGGAAGCGCATCTGGAGCCATTCGTCTAAACGTGAAATTTGAGGACTAAACATGGCTTCACCAGACTTCTCTCAATACATTGACTTATCGATTGACGATAGGGACGCCGCAGACGTATACGACGATGCGGTTGAATACGCTCGTCTAGCTTTACCAGAATTTACCCCGAGAGTCGGAACTATAGAAGATGCGATACTTCAGGCGTGTGCGCTAATAGGTTCTCTCAATATTGCCGCAATCAACAGAATCCCCCATGGCCTAATGGAGGGGATATTGCAGTTAATGGGTCTAGTAAGGTACGAGGCGACATTTTCTACAGTAGAAGCTGAATTCACGCTGTCTAATGAAGGCGAAACAGTCCCCGTTGATTTCTTCGTTGCATACGAAGCGGTAGTGGGGGAAGAGACTGTTCAATACCCATTTAGGACAACATCCCAAGTAACAGCTGAAGTAGGCGATTCTTTCGTTACAACCACCCTGACTTGTGAAATACCAGGAGTTATCCCAACACTTCTTTCTGGAACAGAACTGGTGATAGTGCAGCCAAACGCTACGGTGCTTTCGTGTGTAACTACATCTTTAGTCCAGCAGGGTGATGAACCAGAGACTGATGACGAATACTTTGCACGAGCAACGTCTCATCTAGCTTCCTTGAGCTCCTCTCTCGTTACCGCGACTCAAATTGAAGAGTTTATAGTTACCCAATATCCAGATGTACACAGGTGTAAGGTCTACGACCTATGTAACCCAGTGGTCGATTTAAGTGGAACACTCACTGTCGGACCTGGTTCACTTTCAACGGTAGGTAGCGCATCTACTGATTTTATATTGGATTCTACATTTGATGACTATACGAGAATCATAAACAGAAGCACCGATACTGAGGAAAAAAACTATCTGGTCTCTGGTGTTTATAACACAACAGACACTGGTGCAACCACTTTTTCATTTACTAGAGAATCTAATGCGACACCATCAGAAGAAGTGGACATAGATGGCGCGTTTATTGACTTATTTAGGTTGCGAAATGATACAGTGCAACAAAGTGCTGGATATTTTGTAATAGTTGTTTGTGACGAAGACGGCAATCCGATTTCTGATTCCGTTAAAACTTCAATCACTCAAGCTGTTTCCGCAAGAATAGTTGCTGGCTTGTCGTTTATAATACTTGATGCCCTTGTGTGCGACGCTTTATTTACTGTCGACATATCAGTTGACAGCGAGTACTCTGCTGCAAGCGTAGTAACAAATGTGGCTGAGGAACTTGAGTCTTTCGTTTCTCCGGCTAATTGGCCTAACTGGACTCCGTCGATACGATTATTTGACCTTGTCGTCAAAGCTAGCTCTGTTGAAGGTGTAGCGTATGTCAATTCAGTGACCACAGAGATACCTGAATTTGGAGACTACACGTATATATCTCCTGGCAATGAGCTCGCAATATTGGAGACTACGTCCGGCTCTGCAGTAACTGGATTGCAAATGGTTTACAGGGGAAGCTTGCCTAGAGCAACAGTGGAAGTGACCGTTACGTGATTACCAACAGGTTAGTGGGTGATGCTTTTACTTTGCACAGCATCAACAATACCGCTTCTTGGTTTGCTGGCGCATCCACAGTTATAAGTGACGGAGGGCCAACCGAACTTTTGCCTAGAATTAATTGCAGGCAAATAGAAATTGACGGAGGGGTAAATAATGAAATATATCTTGAGCCACTTCCTGGCGATGAATCGTTAAACAACTCTGCTGGAGTTTTTACTTTTGCTATAAAAATACCAAACGGCGGAACGGTAGATGTATCCATTACGGACTCTTCAACGTTATCTATTGCCGCTACGTATAGTTTTATAATTAATGCATCTAGCCCATCTATTAATGCTGAAGGAGTTGCATCACCTCAGTGGTCAATAGTAAGGGTCATTACTGATGTTTTTGACTCTCCAACCCCATCAGTACAAATAAGTATTGGCATTTCAAAAAACCAATCGGAAACAGTATATTTTTCAAGTCCTGTTTTTGTTCCCCAGATGGAATTTGCTATCGAAAACACTGCATTAGGCAAAGTAGCCGCCTTGCTTCCCCAGTTCATGCTGGAAGACGATTTTTCTATTACAGAACCAATTGATATGCCATTAATGAGATTTATAGATGTGTGTACTGTTGGTTTAGATTCCGTTATAAACAAAACACTCGACATGTCTTATCTCGATGCCCAAGACGGCAAAGACGAACAGTTTATTAATACACTAAGCACTCTTGTTAACCCACGCGCAGCACAAATTCCTGATTTGATTTGGTTGGCAAAATTCGTTGGCACAAAGCCAGTTACACGTTTTACTTCTTCGTTAGAAGAAGAAACCGAAGCTTTTGTTTTAAACAGTTCGGAACTGAACGGTGAAGACACATTAAGACTCACCTCTTATTCATCCCTAAACCCTCCAGTTTTTGACCTTGAAGTGCAAAGAGACTTGCTCGATTGGCAGGTGTCTACAGGGTCTTTTGGGTTTAACGCTGGCACAACATCGGCAATTGAAGATTCAGTGAAACTCATGCTCATCGGAAATAAAACTGTGAACTTGGATTATGACTACTCAACAAGTCCGTTTGAGATAGAAATTCAAACGCCGTGGTATGAAACAATAGGAGCTGACGAAACAAAAATAGGAGAAAGTTCAATTTTGGTCCTAGAAGCAGTCCAAAGAGCTAAACCTATAGGTGTTTTGTTAACACATGTCATGACGGCATAGCTAAAAACGGCAAGGAGTCATTTAGTGTTCGACAATGAAGAACAAGCTCTAAGGGAGCAATTTGAACACCTGATGCGCGACATACTGCCATCCAGACTGGTGACAAATTTTATAATTATTGCGGAAGTAGCGGGAAACGAAGCGAGCGAATTATCTGTTTCAGTTTCTTCTGGAATGAGTCCATGGCTTGCAAACGGCATGCTCGAATATGCATCTGACATAATCATGTCGGGGGAATGTTCGTATCCAGGTGATTATGAATAATGTCAATACATTATTGGCTAACTAGGTTAAGAACCTTAATCTACAATATATTTATGGAGAAAAAGCAGTGATAGCGGGAACGTATAACATTCTGTGCGAACAGGGGACTACGTTCGTTCGCGTGCTCGAACTCCAGGCACCATCTCCTGATGACCCTTCTATTTATGAAGTATATGACCTATCAGGACATACCGCCAGGATGCAGGTTAGGAGAACTATTGACTCTTCTACGGTGATGATTGAGCTAACCACAGAAAATGAAGGAATAGAAATAGATGGCGATGATGGGAAAATAACCATCGTAATGAGCGATGCACAGACTGGTTCTCTAACTTCCAGTGGTGTTTATGACCTTGAAATCGAAGATGGCGGCGGAAACGTATCACGGGTGATACAGGGAACGTTTACATTGTCGCAAGAGGTGACGCGATGAGCAATACCGTTCCAAATAATGTCAATGTTTATCAAGATACACCTAATCAAGTATTAATTGACCAAGACGCACCCAACCAAGTCATTGTCAGGACGGGTGGCGC